ATATTATTGAGGAGCTGTATGAGTTGTTCTTCAAAAAAGAAATTAAAATGTTTTTGACAGATAAGCAGTTGTCCGAGATTGCCGAAGCGGGGTGGGAACCTTTGTTAGGTAAAACGGGCGTCGCTTGGTTTGGCGGAAAGACACATTCTACTTTGGCTAACTCAATTCCTTGTGATGATTTAGAACATTTTGAGGATGTAGATTTTCTTGTGGTCGCGTATAAGAGGAGTAGTCAGGATGAGTGAGAAACAAATAATAAAGTGTGGCGGGTGTGATCAAACCGCTGAGATTGGGAAGGATAGTTTTTCAAAAGAAGATTGGACTTACCCTTGGATCGACATCCCGCTTTGCGATGATTGTTATACCGAAGTTCGGGTAACGATAGCCGACAGGTTCGCGATAAAGAACTGGTCGCGGATAAATTTATGAAAGGGGGTGAGTAAATATTTTTATTTTTAGAATTATAGGTTGGTTGCTTTACGGCAAAGATTATGATCGATTGCAGAGAAAAGTAAATGAGCCGAAGCGCAGACGCTGAGAATGAGCCCCGCCACTTGACGGGGCTTTTTCTTTTGTATAGTATGGGATATTGTCAATTAACTACATAGGAGAAAAATTATGAAACGTAGTACATATAACAAACCGCATAATAAATTGCGATTTATTACCCCCGATCAAGTAGCAGAAACATGGGATGGAGTTAACAAAGATCTTTACTCCGCTCTTTGGCGTAAAGGCGTTAAGGCTATGCGACAACCTAAAGAGTTTGAGCACAGAGCCGAATATCTTTTTGAAAACTCTGTTGCGTCTTTATGGGATGAATTTTCCAAAGAAGAAAGATCTGAATTAAATAAATTATGTCATGCGGGTAAGTAAAATGAAAAACATTAAACAAAAAGTTTTTATGATACCCTTTAGCAAAGATGACATTTTAGTGATGTTATCTGTTATAGCGGAGTTTAATACAGCCGTAGCGCGGGGCGAAGCTAAACATAATATAACCCATGAAAAAGAAACAATACGGGGCTTAGTAAATAGGTTATTCCCGTATCAGCGGGCCTTAGTTGAAGATGATCTTGATCTTTTAATCGATGCACAGCTAATGCATACAGCGGGTACCGACCAATGGGCTAATGAAT